GACCAACGCCGAGCCAGGTGTAGCCGTCCCAGTCGATGTCTTGGGCGCTATTGTTTACCCGCATTTTTCCGCTTGGGAAATCCATCATCACAAAGCACAAAGCGCGCACCTGGGGCGCAGCCAAGGCCGAGCTGACGGTGCCGGTGATATTGCGGTCTGTCATGCTTACCAAGCCTCCGTCATAGAGAAAGAAACGGCGTCAAGCAAAGGGGCCGTGGTGATCTGGCGGGCGCTGTCTTCGTCCATCTTAAAAATGGTCGTGGGCTTGTTGGTGGTTATGGCTTGGCCGTTGCTTGGGCTATATCGCAGGGGTGGCTCAAAGGTCAGGGTAGCCAGGCCCGAGGCGTTGCTGGTAGCGTCTTCAACCACGATCTTGAGCTCGTTATTGACGCTGAAAAAGTCACCGGCTTTTAAGATGCCTGCGGTGCTGGGTGTCCAGCCCGAGGTTGATAAGGTGCTGCCGGTTTGGCTTGCGCCGCTGATGATTGGGCTGCCGGTTGCGATGCCGCGAGGCGTTGGGCGGGCCATGTTCCAAAAGTAGAACCGACCGGACTGGCCGCGAAGTTTTGCCATAAAGGCGCGCATTAAGGCGGCGTCTTGAGCGTCAAGCGCGCCCAGGCTAAAGGCGCAGGCCCAACGCGCACCAGGCATCTCAATGGTTTGAATCGAGCCGCTTAAAGGCGAGGTAAAGGTTTGGGTGTTGCTGATAAGCTGCCACTCAAACTGGGGCGGGAGTTTGCGGGCCAAGGTTGGCCAAGTTAAAACGCTCATGCAAAGGCTCCCCCGCGTGAGCGGCTTCTTAGAATTTCAGATTTAGCGGCCTCTTTAGCGCTGTTCATAGCGGCAAAAATAGTGGCTTGGTCGCTGCGGCTGTCAATGCGGATGTGTTGGGTCACATTGACATCGCCTCCACCGCTTCCCATGCTTTGGCCTTTGGTGTGGTCGAACACGCTTTCTTGGGGGTGCAAAATACTCAAGAAACCGCCCTTACCGTCCACGCCGCCAGTTCGGGGGGCGTTGCCGGTGTGGCCGCCTCCGTCAAAACTAAACAGGCTGGCTATAAAATTACCGATGCCTTCGCCCGCTGCGCTACTGCCTAGTTTTTCAATGGCTGCGTTGGCTAAGGCTTCGGCAAGCGCAGTGCTGGCACGGGTAAACATAACATTTTCCAAAGCCTCGCCAAAGGCCTTGAGCGGGTCTTTGCTGTCCCTAAACGCCGCGCTGAATGCGCCTTTGAGGTCGTTCTTGAGCGTCTGAGCGTATTCCTTACTCGCTTTGTCTTGGTCGGCTTTGGTATCGGCTGCGGCTTGTTTGATGCCTCCCTGTGCGGTTAGGCCGCGTTGCTCTTTAAGCAGCTCAATCTTGCGCTCCAAAATCAAGATTTCAGCCTGGTTGGCTTCGTTGGCTTTGGCCTGATTAAGAATTTCTTGCTCTTGGGCGATGCTTGCGTCGATGCGCGCTACTTGAAGCGCGGTGACTGCCTCTTTGGTCAAGCCGATTTCTTCAACGTTTTGACGCAAAGATTCGTTGGACTTGGCCAGCGCGTCTTGTTCTTTGACTAGACCGTCAATGTATTTTTGATAGGCTTCTTGGGCCTGTTCATTGGCTTTGGTTTGGGCTTGGAGGGCCTTTTCGTTTTCGGCAAGGGCTTTGCTTACGCCGGGTTGCTTTTTAACTAGATCGTCAAGCAGCCTGTTGTATTGTTCTTCATCAATGTTGCCACGCTTGCGCATGACCATGAGCCGGTTCAGTTGCTCGTAGTAGTCAGCATTGAGGCCGGAGAGCGTAAATAAAAGGTCTTGCTGCTTTTTGAGTTCGGTGTTGGCAGCGGCCTGGGCGTCTTTGTTGCCGCCTACGTCGCCGATAGATGTTTTTGCGCTGACCTGTGGGGCGTTGCGTCCGAGCCTTTTGGTTTCGGCCTCGGATTGGGTTGAGGTTGCAATCGCATTAAGCGCTTGCACCTCTTGAACCATTTTCTTCGTCCGTTCAACAAAATCAATTTGCTGTTGACGGTATTGTTTGTTGATCGGAGAGTCGGTTGTCAGGTGTTTGTTTAAAAAATCCAACTCTTCGTTTAAATCTGCGATTGCAGATTTTGAGTCCTTAAAACCAATGCGAAACGATATGGCAATCGCATCAAAGAAACCTGTGGAGTTTTTTGACAGCGATATAAATTCATCGCTTAGACGGATTAAGGTCGGAAGCAGTGAGCTCACCAAAGACCGGGACAAGTCGGTGGTATTTTTTTGCAGGTTAAAAATCTGCTTGTTGAAGTCTTCAGCGGCCTGCGCCTGGGCGGTGGTCACGGTGGCGACCAACTGGCCTTTTTCGGCTAAGTCTTTTAAAAGCGGGGCAACGTCTTTGATTGACTTGCCAAACAGTTCTTGAACCACCCGGGCCTTGTTGCCATCGTCGGCAAAGCTACTAAGCGCGATGGCGGTTTTTTGGAGCGCCTCGGCGGGGTCTAGGTTTTTGAGTTCGGCAAGGTTAAGGCCCAAGGCTTTAAACGAGGCGCTGACATCATCGCCGGGCTTGGCCGCTTTGAGCGCACCGTTAAATTTTACGAGGGCAGAGCCTACGGTCTCAAAGCTCGTACCCGTGCGGGCTGCAACGTCTTCTAAGGCGCTCAAGTTCTCAATGCTTGAGCCGGTTGCGTCCTTGAGGTCGTTGAGCGCGTCAAGGCTATTAATGGCGCTGCGGGCCAGTGCGACAAAACTGCCAACGCTGACGGCGCCTAAAAGCCCAAGCGAGCTGCCAAGGCTGGCGGCGGTAGAGGCTACGCTGTCAAGACTGCCACGCACTCCAGCCAAGACGCGGCTGGCATCGTCTTGAGCTGCAATTTTGATTTTTACGTCAGCCATTTTGTCGTATCTCGCCCATTAAGTCGATCAGTAGATGCCAGTCATTCACTTCAAAGAGCGCCGCATACACCGGCCAACGCTCTGGTTTCCAGCCACCGCAAAAGGTCCAGCAGTGGCGCGCAATTTCTGCTTGTTCGCTTAAAACAGGGGGGTCGCCTATCAGGCCGCCCAGCCCTGCTTCTTCCATCTTTTTCGCCTCTGCTTGGCTTTTTTGCCAGCCAAGCAGCGCGATTAGTTTTTTGCCGCTGTATCCTTTACGTCGCGGCGGTTGGCCATACGCTGTAAAAGTTGGGCGCCCAACTCAACTTCCCAATCCTTTTGACTGTCAAGCACCAGCTCGACCGCTTCGCGCTCGTAAACGAGGGGTTTGGCGGCGTCATCGTGGTCGGGTAATACGTCACCAATCAAAACGCCAGACCACGCGCAAACAGCCTGTAAAAGCAGGCTGCGCTGTAAAACGATGTGGCTTGCCAGATCGTCTCCCGCCGTGTGCAAGCCGGAACGGCGCGCCGCCAGGACGGTTTCGTGGTGGGTGGGGATTCTTAGGGTAATCGTGCGAGGCGCATCGACCTCGCCCAAGGTGCAACTGAATTCACGTTGGGCGAGTGCGTAGCGCTTGAGGTCGGCTAAATCCATGAGCGCGCTGGTTTAGGTCGCGTACCGGGTAGCCAATGCCAAGCCCGAGAAGGTGATGTTGTTGGTTAAAGGCGCATTGACCGCGACCTGTGGGGCCGAGCCAATGGAAAAATAACCGTTAATCACCATGCGGCTGTTATTTGGGAACACGATGCGAAACGCTGCCGGCGTAGACGAATCAGACGCGGCTTGTACCGCAATTTGACCAGCCAAGGCGGCATCGTCAAACACGGTCATAGAAAGCGTTTGCGGGCTGCGCGTAGTGGGCACTTGCTTTTGGGTGCGGTCGGTGATGGTGGTGATGTCAGCAAAAGACAAGTCGCCGCCCGAGGTGTCAAACGATTGCACTTGGCTGATCGTCGTGAAGGCGGTGATTCGGCGGATGCTTCCAGTGCCGGTTCCCGAGGGGTAATTGGCGGTGCTGAGAGTGTTGATTCCCTCAAAGGTCACGTCATTGGTTGCGACTGTTTTGACGCGGGCGATGCGAGCGTTCAATAAGTCCCAACCGCTGGTGATTTCTACAAAGTCGCCAACGATGCAGCCGTGGGCGGCGGCAAGGGTAGCGACGGCTTCAGTCGCATTGGTGAGCGCCGTCATATTGACGCTGGCGCCGTAGGTGCTGGCGATGGCAAGCTGGGTGCCGGTTGCGAGTGTGATAGACATTTTTTAAGTCCTTACGAATAAATATTGGTATCGGGTGCGCCGCTAAAAGTGGCGTAGCTGGCTTGCCAGTTTTGGCGAACTTCAAACAGAGCGACGGAGGCGTTTGCGTCTTTGCTTTCAACGCTGCCAAACAAACCGAGCGAGCCCGCAGCGCCGCCAGCCGTGAAGGTGGTGGTGCTGGCTAGGAGCGCAGATTCGACTTGGCCCGCGAGGTTGCGGGCGGCTTTGGCTGCGCCTGAGGCTTGCCCGCAAATACAGCAGACGGTGAAGTTGTAAGTTCGCCGGGAGACGGTTGGAAAATCAAGACTGTCAAGGTTTGCTTCTTCGTCGCCGCCTTCGATGTGAATGGCGGGAAGATCGACCTGCATGAGTTCATCGACCCGATCTAAAAACACATTGCCAGCCGCCGCAGTAGCAGCGGCCGTGAGTGTGTTCTTGACGTAATCAAGAATTTGTTGTTGCAGGTGGTCGGCCATGGTTTCAGAATCAGGCGTTGCGAAGTTGCAAAGTGGTCACGCCAGTGCCGTCGGGCTGTACACCAGTAACGGTGTAGGCAACGGCATTGATGGTGAGGCTAGAGCCTTGGACAACCGAGCTAACGTCAGCGGAGCTGGCGATACACGCGGGGCCAGTGGACTCGACCAAACCACCAATGCCGCCCAAACCGGCGACATAGGCGTTATCAAAAATAACCGCTACCTGTGACCCCCCGGACAGGGTTGCAAACGTTCCGAATGCGTCCGTGTCAAGGAAGGTGCCGAAATCGGCAACCAGGTCAGAGGCAAAGGTCATTAATGATTACCTTGGCGGGGTTGATTACGCTGTGAGCGCGTCTACCATGGTGGCGAAGCTCTCGATGTTGCGCACGGCCACATCGACGTCTTGCAAAGCCACTACGCGAACGGTTCCAGCGGTTGAGCCTGTGTAAGGGTCAACCATCAAGTCCAAGCTGCCCCACATACCGATCATGAGGTCTGCAAAATTACCAAAGATGATCGCGCTGGCAACACCGGAGGCAGAGCCTTTGGTCAAGTTGCTTGGCACGGCGTTGGTGATTGCGGCTTGGTAGCCGTTCAAGGGCGTATTGCCGGACTCGTACACGGGCATACCGTTTGAAGTTGTGAACTTCTCTGTGGATTTCAGCTTACCGCGCACTTTTGCGTTGGTCAGATAACCCATGTTGCCGATGTCCGCGTTTGCAAACGCAACCGCAGTCTCAAGCGCGATGATGTTGGCCCATGTAGGCGCAGCGCCGTTGGTGCCACCGACAACGCCGGGAGTCACCAAAGTCAACAGGCCGGAAGGCTGGTTAGACGCGCCGGATCCGCTGATTGCTGCTTGTTGAATCGCCAAGCCCAAGGTTGTTGCCAAGTCGGTTTGAACCAAATTCTCAATTGCGATGGAGCTTTGCAACATTAAGCGGCGGCTGATGTCGGTATAACCGCCAACTGTTTTGGGGGTCATGGTGACTTGGCCAAAGGTTTGTTGGCTTTCGGTCACTGCGGCGTTTTCAGCTACCCAGTAGGCCGTTGCGCCACCGGATTGTTTAGGGATAGCCACTTGGCCAACCAAGCCGGTCATCATGCGAGCGCCCAAGCGGTCAATGACCATGGCGTTGCGCAAAATGTCAATGAAGCTGCCAGAGAGCAGATCAGTTGCCACCGTGTTGCCACCAGCGGAGGCTGTACCGACCAAGAGGTCACGCTTTTGGACTTCGTGGGGAACAAACAGGCCGCGAGCCGATTTGCCTTGAACCTTAGAAACCGCCTCAGACGCTTCGCGCTCGAAAGCGGCATCGCGTTGGGCTGATTGATCGCCGGGGTTAGCCAAGGCGTTGATTGCGCGCATCATGGAATAGCGCTTAACTTCTTTTTCAGACATTCCGATGTCAGCGGTTGGGACTGGCTTGGTTGCCAAGCTGCGCAGGGCTTCGGCTTGGAATTGTTCAACCGTGTGGCCGGACTGGATGGATTTCATTGCCAACTCAGCGCCGCCAGGGAAAGAGGCTGCGAGTTTGGAGATTTCGTTGGCGTGGTTACGCTCGTCGGTGACTTTGATGTCGGTCATGGTGGTTCCTTGATTGGATGAATAGGTTGATGCGGAGGGGGTTTCAGTAGCGGCGGCGGTTTCAACTTGAGGCTCTACCGCTTCGGGGTCAGCCGATTCGGTTTCAACTTCAACTTCGACCGTGACGCATACGCTTTTTTCTTGACTCTCAAGACTGCGACCGATGCCGACGCTGGCGTCTGCGGGTACGCTGACCATTGAGATTTCGTAAGGCGTCCAAGAGGTCACGCGGTAGGTTTCCACACCGTCCTTTGTGCTTTCTAAGATTGCCTCGTTGATCATGTAGCCGACCGAAACGTTACGGCGGATGCCGTCACGCACGTCTTGCCACACTTCTTCTGCGCGAACGCTTTTTCCAAAACGTACTACGGCGCGGGCCACCCGGTCCACTCCGATCTCCACAGATTCGACTACGCCAACGACATCTTTGGTGTCGTGGTCGCATAAAAGGTTTGCGCCCGAACGCAAGCGGCTTGTGTCCATGCTTGAGGGCGTACAGTCCAAAATCTCGATGCCCCAGTAGCGCTCGTATGGCGTCTCACTGGCAAAGGCCAGGGTCGCGGTGCGGGCAATTTCGTCAATGGAAGCGCGCTCTAACGTGAGGGCGCGGGCCATGGGCTTTTTGCCAGCGCTGCCGCTGTTGATTTGGTCGCGAAGCTGCTGACTCAGCGCTTTGCCGGTGGTTGCAGGGTGTGTTGGGCTCATGCCCCTACTGTGGCTTTTTCAGTCGGAAATTTTGAGCAAAGATTTCACTATTTTCAAGCGAAATGGCGCAGGGTTTTAATACCCCGAACCAAGGAAAACTAGCAGCTCGGTTTCTTTTTTGGTGCGGCTGCGTTTAACCGCTGGCAGGGGCGGCATCCAGTTCCAAGGCTGGCCGATGCGCTTGCGCTTTTTGGCCTTACCGGCGGCTGACCCTTCGCTGTCAGAAAGGCGCAACGCGGTAAAGTAGTTGGCCTTAAAGTAGCGGGCCTTTAAATACCGAATCACGATGCGTCTCGGGTAATGTCGGTGCGGTTGCCAGCTTCGTCTACCGTAGCGACTACGCGGTCTTTGGTGTCATTGACATCGCGGAAGGTCTCGGTCGTGGTTCCCGCGCCTGATACTTTTCCGAGAATGACGGATGCCATGAGGCGCATCAAAGCCAAGGCGCTGTGGCCGGTCTCTAACACGTAAGCCCACACACTGGCTGGTATGGTGTTTACCGCTGCACTGATAGCAGCAAGGGAATCGGTCGCGCCGTTAAACGCGCCGCCTTTGACGGCTGTCATATCGTTTTGTAGGATATCGACTTTGGTGTTGATCTGTGAAACCTCGGCTGCTTGGGCCAGTTGCACCGCCGCCCCAAAAAACAATTCAGCGGTGTAGATGCCCTTCTCAGCTTCCACAACAACCCGATAGTTGGTGGTCTGGTCACGGATAACGAACTTAAAGCCTGGGGCACTCAGGAAGCGCCAAGTACCGATGCCAACCGTGGCGACGAGAGTGCCCGTGGCGTAGTTGTCGGGGTTGGTTGCGTCGGTAATTTTCCAAATTTCAAAGGTTGAAACGCCTGCGGCTTGAATGGTGATTTGGCTGTCGCCGTTCGCATCTTCCCGAGCAATCGTGATGACCTCCGTTGTTGCCGCCGTAATCGTGGCCGGGGGTGTGGCGATCTCGGTTAAATACTTTGAGTCGGGCGCGTAGGTCGATGACTTAGTAGTAATCACTGAGCCAACAATTGCGTAAACCGAGGCGGCTGCGGTGTTGATGACGTGGCTAAAAGTTCCAATCTCAAGCGCCGTGCCTGACCGTGTAACGATCTGACCAAGTTTGATGCCTTGCTCCGTTAATCGGAAAATGGCAGTGCGATCGTAGAACTTGCTTGGGCCTTCAAGCGTTGCATAGGCTGCGGCTGTGGCTTGCACTTGCTCGGTAATGCCTACATCGGGAATGTCCACAAAGCTGATCGTGTTGAGGCCAGCGACCAGCGTGATTGAACCCGCGACGCGTTGATACGGATAAAGTTCTCGCGCGTAGTTCTTGACCAAGCCAGCGGAGCCGGGAGGGTAATAAACGGTATAGGTTGCCGCGCTTCCCGAGATGTTGGTCTGGAATAGCTCGGTTGCCAATGTGCCGGGATGCCACACTGCCGCCACACCGTTATTTGTCACGCCTACGAGTTGCAGGGTGGATGATGTGCCTGCGCTGGAGGTGTAGATGGCCGTGATCGTGCCGGTGTTTGTAATCGTTTCAGCGCGGATTGTCGTTAGGTTTGCCCCCGCGCTAATTGTGCCGGGGTTGTTGATCGTCCATCCAACATAGTACGTTTGACCGCTAGCAACCGTGCATTCGTCAGGCTGTTGCAGGTTAGCCGTTTGATTCAGTTGATACTGATAGGCGTCGTAAATCTGTTGGATTGTCAAAGTGCCTGTGACCGTGATTGTTTTAGTGCTGAAGTTAAACGCCACGCCTGTGATAGCCGCCGCATTAGCAATAACCTTGTCAGTCGTTGGCAAACTTACATGAACGAATGTCGGTGTCGCTGCGCCGTTACCAATCAATGAGACTGTCGCGCTTTGCTTGTCGTAGCCATATCGGCTTGAGCGAATGACATGGGTTTCAGCCCCCTTGGTCGTGCCTGTGCAGAAATAAGCATAAGTACTTTCGTTGGCACTGCTATTTGCCCAATCCCACGCATAAACAAACTCACTTGTTGCAGCGCCGCTCACGGTTGCAACTGCTTGCTGCGTCAGGTCAAAAGTAATATCTGAGGTAATGCCTTTGGCACGAATACCCGCCACGTTTGCGCCTACGGGTTGATAGTACATATACCCGTTTGACAACAAATTACCCGCTGAGTCTTGCGCTCGGATGGTGATCTGCTTTGAAAATTCCAGCACGTTAAACCGACCGCTAACAGCAGCAACCGAACGCCAAACAATGTTTGTGCCTAGCAAGTTGTTTTTGAGGCGTGCCCATGCTGAACCATATAGAACAATTTGAGCGCCAGCGTAATAGGCCGCTTGAATGTAAGTGGTGTCGTAATCCTCAATAACGATTCGAGAGGCCACTGCCACAGCAGACAAGTTGATTTCAGGGCCATCAGTTGCAATCGGGGTGTAGCCCTTCAAGCTGGTTTGAGGCACACCAAAGTTCAACCACACACCCACATAAGTCTTTTTGGCTGTGAAATTGATGGATGGCGTAGTGTTGTTTAGGCGTAAACGGGCTTGGTTTGTACCGCTACCGCTTGCGTTCAAAATCCAGCAGGTTTCGCCTTCGGTGGTGATTGTGCTGAACTGGCCTGACAAGGTTGTAAACCAATCTGCGCCGTAACGGATGCACGAATCGCGCAATGTCAGCTTTGCGGGATATGTTGCAGTGCCTTGCAACTGCATAACCTGTTGGCCGTTGACGCCCAGCCAATCCAAACCAGCATAAGGGAAAGGGCCATTGTTAGCCGCCGCCCTGCGCCCATTGATAATCAATTCAGCACTTGCCGAAGCCGTTGAAAGAATCTTTAGGCCGCTTGTGGTGGTGTTGTTTCGCAGTTGGCCCGTGGTGCTGTCCACAGTCAAAACGCCGTTAATTGTTAGGTCAAGGCCGTTAGCGTCAAACGTGCGCAATTGGTCGCCACGGTTTGTAACTGTAAAGCCTGTGATGGCCCCTAAACTTGTGCCCATTGTGTCGGCAGCAGTTTGGACAACCTCTTTTTGGCCTGTATATGCCTGTGCTGTAAAAACACCAAAGGCTGTGTCGGTCGTCAGCGAGGTGGTGGAGGCAATGGCCGTGATGGTCTTTGTCACGCCACCCACGGTGATCGTTCCGCCAAGTCTTGCAGTACCAGCAAAAGCGCCAAAGTTTGTGCCGCTACCTGTTACGGTTGTTGTGCCAGCGCATGAGACTGTTCCCGCCCCTGCTACCGCTGTTGCTAGTGCAAATGCCATCGCTTAAATCTCCATGAAAGCTACTTTGCCTTCTGTGTCGCTGGGGACAATCTCAACGCCGATGCCAGCGGCCACGATTGCAAACGCATTGGCTGCGGTAGTATTCCAAGTAATGTATTGGTCAAGACCAACGAGGGAGAAGGTTGATTCCCCGCAACGCTGGTTATCGTCGCCAATAAGCACGTAGCCAAAAATTACGCGGTCGAAAAGGTTGTCATACTTTGATTCGACGTTGAGCTGCGTGGCAAGCGTCAATTTACCGGTGTTGGTGAATGCTTTGACCGGAACGATCTGGACTGTTTTCATCATGTACCTTTCCTTGAGGCGTTGAACTCTGACCACACAATCAAAATGAACCCTGCATCTTTGACTATCCAAGTGGGGAAATAATGGTCAATTGGGTAATAGTGAAACATTAAAAAATGAATTGATCGGTAGCACTGAACACCTAAACCAAGGCATAACAAAATAAAGCCGACGCGGAAAATCTTGTCGCGGCTGTGCCAGTAGCGCCCGTGCGTCAACACCATTGCAGCCGACAGCGCCGCCACGCTGAAGCCCATTACCAAAAGCAGCCAAAACTCAACCATTAAATCGCTCATTCTTTGTCGCCCTTGATTACGCCTTTTAATTCCATGATGTCTTTGTCTTCGTACTTCTCAAAGAAATTACGCAGCGCATTCAGGGCAAACGGTGATATGGCTCCGATGACCACTCCGACAAATAAAACGAGGTCAGCTTTGGTTTGGTCAACACCAAGCCAGATAAGCAGTGCGCCGCCAGCAGTGAGGGCTAGGGTGATTGCGATAGCGGTAGAGATCATGGCGGCGGCAATAATGCCCTTGTGTTTAATAAATTTGGGTTGCCAAAGCACGTTCATGATGCTGACCCCCGCTAAAGCGCCGATTGCCAGCAGGATTTTGTTGAGGGTGTAGGTGGAAAAGTCAAACATGGGGTTCCTTTAATCTGCAATCGTGTACTGGGTGACGGTGGCTTTGATCTCGCCGTCTTTATCGCGCTCTACCGTTTGGCGGGCGCTGGTTGGGTGTTGGACTACCACCTGGGCGGCAGGCACTTCGTTGGTGACGTAGACGTTGGGCACGGCGTTGGTCATTCGCACGATGGGCGCGGCGATGTTGATGACGGGCGCGGGCTGGTCTGGCACGATGATTTGGATGGGCATTTCTTCTACCTGTTTGACATAGGCGTCTTTGAGATCGGAGAGCATCTGCTTGGCGCTGTCTTCGATGCTTTTGGTGTTGAAGTTGATCGGCGTTGCGGCTTGGTGGATGTTGATCGGGGCGTTGCCACGCTCACCGAGCGCGACCAATGCGCGCAACACCTCAATATGGTTTTGTTGCGCGGTATTAGTTTCAGAGGCGGTGTCTAGGCCGCGCCCGCCGTTGGGCTGCGCGAGCTGGCCGCCGGCATTGGCGGCGGTTTGTGCGCCAGGCGCGCCGTCGTAGGCTGTTAAGGATACGCCGAACTCTAGGGCGAGGGCTTGGGCTTGGCCGATGGCTTTGATGGTGTCTTCAAAGTCGTAGCCCATGGAGGCGCAAAGGTCTTGCGGGGCCATGAGTCCCGCTTTCACGGCTAAGATTTTGGCGTTCATGTCGCTTTGTGGGTCTACCCACTCCCAGCGCCGGGGTTGCCATTCGTGGCCGCTGAATTTGGCGATCTTGCCAGCGGGTAAGGCAGATCCGTTGGGCATGGTGATCGCGCCGGACAGCAAAGCCATCTGTAACCATGCCTGATAGACAGGTTCAACAAACGCACCGATCAGCCATTCTTGGTCTGCCATCCAGCGGTCGCGTTCTTCTAGGGTGCCGCTGCGGATGCTGCTAAAGCTCACGCCTTCGAGGTCATTGGCAAGCGAGTGGTATGCCACGCCCCATCCGGTTGCAATACGCTGTAAAGTGGTTTTGACGAAGGGGCCAAAGACTTCGTTGGGGTATCGGCTTTCGTGAGGAGTGAATGAGGTTCCGGCGGGAAGCGTGTCATACGTTCCGGGCTGGCTGGTGGTGATGTTGCTGCCGTAGCCGTCAGCGCCACCAATGCCAGGCGCAATACCGTCAGGCGTTGTAAAAAAGCCGTAGTGGTTGGCGCCGTGTTCGGCGGCTAGGAGAGCGGAAAGTTTGAAGCCGCCAAGGTGGTGAAGGCTTAACATTCCCGGAGCCATCCAAGGAATTCCGCGCACCTGTTCGGCGCGGGTGACTTTGAAGCGGTGAAGGGT